CTTGGACAAGGAGAAGTACTGGTCACTCTATCGGGCTGATGTCAGAGAACTACTTAGTATTATTAGAAGTCTTGAAGAGGAGAGAGATAAATGAACAATAAAAGGGGTAATAATATCTTTGTAATAGGAGAAAAAAATACGGTAGTTTTGGGTAAAAGAAGAGGGCCAAGAAAAAGTATAGGAAACAGTATATATAATCATGGTTTTAGACAAGATCAGTTGGATTATCCAAGAAAAATGTTAAAAGTTAGGAGAGACAATGGCTGATGAAGAACTAGACGAAAAAGATTTGAGAATTAAAACTCTTGAATCAGAACTAGAACAACATAAAAAATTATTTAACATACATAGAGCAGGGTTACAGCCCTATCTTGATGGTATAGTTAAAGAGATAGTATCTAAATTACACATTACATATAAGGAGAAGTAGATGTTTATAGTATTTTCTATGGTAACAAATCTTATTTTTTACATAAACAACAAAGAGTTCTTTGATGAGGTAGACAAACAAACATCCAGTAACCCTGATCTAGAATGGAATTATGTGGGAAAACAAAAGGTTAACCCTAATGTTAAATCTATTACAGTAGGAGATGACTACATTTATTTTAGATTGGAGGAGAAGTAAATGAATACCATTGAAGGTAAGGTATGGGGTACTACAGAGCCACTACTTCAGTCACCAGCTATAGAGATACATAGGATTAGGGTAAATCTGGGAGGATATTGTTCACAACATAAACATCAGTCCAAGATCAATGCCTTCTATGTAATTAAGGGAGAGTTAGAGATTCAGAGATGGAAGGACTATGGTCTATGTGATAGCACTCATCTGTTTGCTGGTAATATGTCCGTTGTACCAGCAGGGGAGATGCACAAGTTCATAGCTCATAAGGAGACAGAAGCCTTGGAGATCTACTGGGCTGAATTAAATCACAATGATATACAAAGAGAAAATGTAGGAGGTATATGATGGATATCATAACACTATTATTATTACTTTTCTTATAGGAGGATTTCAACATGAACATGGTGGATTTTATACTTGATCTAGTGATATTAGTATTTACTTAATGAAATTAATATTAACAACCTTGATTGTAAGTTTCATTTTAATTTCAACAGTTAAGGCAGATGAGTTTGATTGTCTGGTTGAAGCTATCTACCATGAAGCGAGATCAGAAGACATGATACCTATGCTGGCAGTAGCTAATGTAATACTTAATAGAGTAAAACATAAGAAGTTTCCAAATACTATTTGTGAAGTAGTACATCAAGGCAAGTATTGGAAAGACAACCCTGTCAGAGATAAATGTCACTTCAGTTATTGGTGTGATGGTAGACCTGAAAGGTTTACAGATATGACAGGGTTAATAAAATCTATTAATGTTGCAGAAATGTCACTGAAAGGAATACAAATAGGGCAGACATCACAAGCAACACACTATCATGCCTACTATGTAACTCCAAAGTGGGCTTCAAATTCTACCTTCAAAGTACTAGGACAAGTAGGTACTCATATCTTTTATCTTGACAACTCTAATTAATTATGATATACTATGTAGTATCTTAATAGGAATTATACTATGTCTAAAACTATGGATTATAATTATATAAATACATTACTTAAACATGTTGAATTATTAAAGGATCAATTAAAAGATAGAGATAATACTATTAATAAACTTAGAGAAGAACTATCAATAGTAAAACAAATTGAAGCTAACAAAAAATGGATAGAGTTAGATGACTAAAAATTTATGGCAGAGAGATCGTCAACACTTATTTAGGGATCTTGTCAAACAGTATAGTGAGGAAGGGCATACTCAGAAGGAAGCTAAGAAGCTCGCCAAGCAGGAGATAGATGAGATCATGGAAGATAAGGAAGACTTTGTAAGGAACATCTGGAAGGAGACTTATAGAGATGCCTAGATGGGAACTGATTCTTATGAAAGAGATGGGAAATATTGTGGTAGATACCTTCAAGACAAAGCAACAAGCTGATAAAGAAATAGAATATAGAAACAGTTTGTGTCGTAACATGGGATACGAACCAGATATCATGTATAAGCTCAGAGAGGTTAAGGAAAAGCAATGAGTCAACAGTGGTTAGATAGAGGGGGTTGTCCTAGTTGTGGTTCTAGTGATGGTAACGTACCACACGCGGATGGACATTCCTATTGTTTCAGTTGTAAGAAATATTTTAAATCAGGTATTGCAAAGGTCATTCCAATGGTTGAGAAACATTCAGACTTTTCATATGGCTCTATGGTAGGAACAGTATCAGAGATTACTGATAGAAAAATTAGCAAGGAGACAGCAAGGAAATATAATACTCAGATAAAACAGACAGACAACAGTATCAAGTATCATATCTATCAATACTATGACAAACATGGTAATCCTATAGCTAAAAAAATAAGGGAGGTTGCAACAAAAAGGTTCTGGTCTGAGGGAAACTTATCTGAAGCTGGTTTGTTTGGTCAGAACTTATTTAATCAGGCTGGAAAATACATTACAATCTGCGAGGGTGAGGTGGATGCCATGTCTGCCTATGAAATACTGGGGAGCAAGTGGCCTGTAGTTAGTATCAAGAACGGCGCACCTAGTGCAGAGGAAAACTGTAAAAAATCTCTGGAATATCTAAGCAAATTTGAAAATGTGGTGTTGTGTTTTGACAAAGATGATCAGGGAAGGGACGCGGCACAGAAGGTAGCACAATTGTTTGAGCCTAACAAGTGTAGGATTATGTCTCTGGATCTTAAAGATCCCAATGAATATCTCAAGGCCGGACAGAAGGAAAAGTTTAGTCAGGCATGGTGGAATGCCAAGACCTATACACCAGCAGGGATTATAAATCTGGCAGATCTGGGAGACAGTCTGTATGATGAAGACTTCTGTGAGACATGTCTTTATCCTTGGTCTAAGATGAACGATAAGACCTATGGTATGAGGACAGGGGAACTGGTGTGCTTCACCTCTGGTGCTGGCATGGGTAAGAGCAGTGTCATCAGGGAACTGATGCATCATATCATGAGTACCACCAAGGATAACATTGGGTTGTTATGTATGGAGGAGAACACCAAGAACACAGCATTTAATATCATGTCGGTGGAAGCCAACGCTAGATTATATATCAAGGAAGTCAGGGAGAAATATTCCAAGGAAGAGATGAGAGAATGGCAGGACAAAACTATTAACAGTAAAAGATTTTATGCCTTCGATCATTTTGGATCTGTATCCAACGATGAGATACTGGACAGGGTAAGGTACATGGCTAAGGCTCTGGATTGTAAGTGGATATTTCTGGATCATCTCTCTATCTTGGTATCAGGGAATGAAGAGTTTGGGGATGAAAGAAAATCCATTGATGTTCTTATGACTAAGTTAAGATCTCTGGTGGAAGAGACAGGGATTGGTCTTCTACTTGTCTCTCATCTTCGTAGACCTTCTGGTGATAAAGGACATGAGGATGGCAGGGAAGTTAGTCTCTCTCATCTGAGGGGATCAGCAAGCATTGCTCATCTGTCGGACAGTGTGATAGCTCTGGAACGTAATCAACAGGCAGAGGATGAACAACAAGCCAACACAACTACAGTCAGGGTACTGAAGAACAGGTACTCTGGTGACACTGGCATTGCCTGTTACTTGTACTATGACAGAGACACAGGTAGGATGTCTCAGGTTGACAATCCTTTTATGGAGAATGAAAATGGGTAGTGCAGAATATCATAGAAAAAAATCTAATCAAAGATATTTAGATAAACCTTTTTGGTACACTAATAGGGATGCAAAGAAAAGAGCAAAGAAATTAAATTTAGATTATGATTTAACAGAAGAATATATAGAAAGTATCTATCCTAAAGATGGTAAATGTCCAGCATTAGGAATTAAATTAAAAAAATTAGACGGTTCTAATGCACCATCTTTAGATAGAATTGTTCCTGAGTTAGGATATATAAAAGGCAATATTCAATGGGTATCTAAAATAGCTAATCAAGTAATGTCTAATGCCACACCAGATCAGGTTATACAAGTAGGAGAATACTTTAAGAGTGTTATAAATACAGTTACGAAAGAAGATGTTATTTCTAAACTATTAAAAGAACAACGGGATAAAATATCTGTTATATCTGGAGAAGCTTATTGGTCACATGTAATTACACCACACACTATATTTAATCCTGATGGTGAGTGGAGGATAGAAGTTTGTAATCTTGATGCTAAGAGTAAGAAGATTTTAAAAGATGATAAAATTGAAAGAGTAGATTTATTAGAAGATGGAACTGAACGTAGACGTTTTCTTGATAATAAACAGGATCAGAGAGGAGACTTTATCAAAATTAAGATTAGGGCTAAGAATAGAGATGGTTCATTAAATAATATTTATGTAGAAGATTGTAACTCAAATCCTTTTCATGGTAAGTATATTGGTAATGGTTCTAAAGTAGAGGTTGCTTATTATCCTGTAAGTTATAATTTGCCAAACATTGGTGTTAGAGGTGTAGTACCTGCCTTAGTAGGTGTAAAAGTAACTAAATTAATTGGATAGGGGGTTGACAATGAAGAAAAAATCTGATATAAGAACATCATCAATCAATCAGATGACAGGATGGTTAGGCAAGAACATACCAGATTTAGAAGTCAAATCAGATTGGTTACATCAGGACTTTGATATAGAAGGAGTGGTGAACGGCAATGGGATTAAATCTTTTTATATGATTGAGGTCAAGGAGGGATGGGTAGGTACATGGCCTACAGAGTGGAAAGAATTAAGGATATCTTATAAGAATAAAAAGGTTCTTGATGTCTGGCAACAGAAGTATAAGGATGAACTACTTACATTTATTATTTTTAGAAAAGACTTAAAGAAAGCATGGCATGTACCAGCAGATATTGTTTTGAATGCTGAAGCAAAGGAAATTCATGATACCAATAAACTATTCTTTCGTATTGATGTTAGAGATATTTATCAAACGGATATGACCTATGACAAAAGCAGTAGTTGATATTGAAACAGATGGTCTTAATGCTACAAAGATACATTGCATCGTAGCTAGGTGTTACGCCTCTGATAAGGAAAAGGTATGGGTTGGTGAAGAGTGTAATCAGTTCGCTGAATGGTCTGGACAAATAGATCAGTTCATCATGCATAATGGTATCAGCTTTGATGCTCCCATACTGAATAGGTTGACAGGTTCTAATATTAAATTGTCTCAGGTCAGAGACACTCTTATTGAATCTCAATTATATAATCCTATCAGAGAGGGAGGACATTCTCTGGAGTCATGGGGAGAAAGACTTAACTTTCCCAAGGGAAACATGACTGAGTTTAAAGACTACAGTCCAGAGATGTTGGAGTATTGCAAGAAGGATACAGAGTTAACCAGCAAGCTCGCCAAGACTATGGAAGAAGAAGGGAAGAAATTTTCCATACGCTCTTATGAAATGGAAAGAAAAGTCAGGGCTATTATAGATCAGCAACAGAAGAATGGGTTTGCATTTAATATAAGAGAAGGAATGCTTTTACTGGCTAGACTTGAAGATGAACAACATCAACTTGAAAAAGACGCGGAAGAAATGTTTGAGCCTGTCATCACCTACTCACCTGTTAAAAAGATACCCAAGAGTATACCCTTTAATATTGCGAGCAGAAAGCAGATAGCTGAACGCTTAATGGAACTTGGTTGGAAGCCTGAACACTATACTGATAAAGAAAATGTTATTGTCTCTGAAGAAATATTATCCAAGATAGATATGAAGGAAGCTCGGATGTTCAGTAGGTATTTTCTTCTACAGAAAAGAACAGGCTTACTCAAGGCTTGGGTACAGCAATGTCAAGAGGATGAGAGGGTTAGAGGCAAGGT